ACCCGCAGCGCCGACCTGCTGGGCTTGAACGGCCCGGCCGCCGCTGATGCCGCTTTCGCTGGATATCGCACGTCGCCTGGTTACGGGTTCCAGATGTCGGAGGGCCTGCGCGCGGTGGATGCCGGCGCGGCCGCCAAGGGGCTTCTGAGATCAGGGGCAACGCTTAAAGCGGAGCAAAATTTCGGCGCCGGATTGGCGGATAGCGACTTTGGCGCTTACTACAATCGTCTATTCGATATGTCGAAGCTGGGCGAAAGCGCGGCGGCAGGACAGGGCGCCGGGGCAATCACGACCGGGCACGGTATTGCAGAAACTGAGGCCAGCGCCGGTAACCAACAGGCCAGCATCTTCGGCAATGCGACAAAAGGATTGGGGAACTCGGTCAATTCGCTGTTCGGCGGCGGCGGGGGCGGGCAGTTCGGTTTCCAGATGCCGGGCTTCGGAACGTCGATCCCCGGCACTTACAGCATCGGCCCAGGGCCGGGCATGATCTCGGGATGAGGCACTGATGGCCATATTCACCGGATCGCCGCTACCGTCGCCGTTCCCCTCCATGAACGAGCTGCTGGCGCCCCGCGAGTTGGCGCTGGCAAGTGCCCGCCAGGCCGACTATCACCAAAACGCACTGATGCAGCAGCAGCAGAGCCAGCGGGCGATCGGCGCGGCCGACATGGAAATGGGCTCGCGCATCGCGGCAACGCTGGTCGCGACCGGCGACGAAGCGAAGGCGGCGGAAATGTATCCCGGCCTGATCGCTGAAGCGCAGCGCAATGGCTACCTGAGGAACGCCCCGCCGGTGTTTCCGGGGATGGAACGGGCGCGGGCGTTGGCCGCGATGGGCACGTCGTCCGAGAAGCTGGGCGATCGCGCCACCAACAAGGCCGGTTGGGACCAGATCCTTGGCGGCGGCGCACCGGGATCAGGTGCTGGTGGCCCGGCAGGCGGCGGCAGCAACACGCGCCCGGAAGCATCCGGCGCACCTCCGGCGGCAGGCACGCCCGGTGCGGCGGTGGCGCAGCGAACGCACGACTTCTGGACGGGCCAGGGTTTCAACGAGGAGCAGACCGCCGGCATTCTGGCAGGCGGGCCCGGCTCCGAAAGCGACTTCACGCCGAGCGTGCTGGGCGACAACGCCACATCCTATGGCCTGTATCAGCACCACGGCCCGCGCTGGGCCGGCATGCAGCAGCGCTACGGCACCAAGAACCCGACCGAGGCGCAGCAGAATGAATACGCCGCGTGGGAAATCTCGCCGGCCGGGCCCCTCGCCCGGGTCGGCGAGCAACTGAAGAACGCCAAGACCGCCGAGGAAGCCGCGACAATCTGGACGCGCGACTTTGGCGTGCCGGGCGACAAGACGGAGATCCCCAGGCGTGCCCGCGGCGCTCGCCGGTATGTCGGCATTTACGGCGGCCAGCAGCAGGCCAGCACGCCCCCTGGCGTTCAGATGGGGGGAGAGCCGCCGCCGCCGCCAGGGGGCGGCCAGGGCGCTCCCGGCGGCGCTTATACGGGTGGCGGCTTTGGCGCCGCGATTGCTCCGGCGACGGCCGCCGCCAAACCCCCAGGGCAGGCAGCGGCTGACATCATCGAGGGCGGGATCAGGCAGGCCCAGGCGGCCCCGCTAGTGCCCGGCACCGGGCTGGAGGCCGGACCATCCGGCGCCGTTGCGGCCACCGCGGAACCTGGGTGGGGCACTACGCTGGGCAACTACGGCACCAGCCCTGGCACCCCGCCGGTAGCGCCCACGCCGCCGCCGCCTGTTTCCGCGCCTTCTGCCGCCCCGCCGCGGCCAGCGCCAGCGGGCGGCCTGCTCTCAGGGCTGACCCCGGAGCAAACCACCGCACTTCGGGCGCTGGGCGCGACCAACGCCTCGCCGGCCGAAGGGCTGAAGCTGATCCAGCACTTCCGCGAGCAGAACGCCGCCACAGCACATCAGGCGATGGAGGATCAACGCCAGCAGCGTAGGGATGCGCTGGCGGAGGAAACCGCTACGCAGAAGGCGAAGGAAGCCGACCGGCCATTCCAGTCCAAGGGCGATGATGCCGATCTCCGCAATTATCTGGTCGATCCGAACCATGATCCGAAGAGCCCGGTGTACCATGCGGCCTATTCGGCTTATGCCGACACCAAGGACGTAAACGGGTTGATCATCAAGCGGAACATGGGAGCGTTCCGCATGCCGCAGGATGCGGATGGCAATCCGGTCACGACTTACGACCAGTCGCACATGGCGATCGGGCCGGGCGACCTCACCAAGATGCGCCAAATCGAGACCGAGTCCGGCACGCTGATCTCCGCGCTTGATGATTTCGTGAAAACCGCGAAGAACGCCAGCTTAGGTGAACGCCTGGCGACGGTGGCCGGTGCCTCGACCGACCTGGGAAGCGCCTGGACCAATCTGGCCCTCATGGCCAAGGGCGAAGGATTGTTCGTCCTCGGCGTTCTGAGCGGGCCTGACATGAGGGTGCTTCGTGGCGTCTTTGCCGATCCAAGCACATTCATGGGTTCGTTGGCTTCGACCGACACCATCGAAAAGCAGGCCAACCGGGCCAGGACGTTGCTGCAAACACGGTTGGAGCAGGCCCACATTGCGTATGGTCGCGGCGTGAGCGGTACGGTGCCGGCAGCCAAGGCGGCGGAGCCGACCGCCGCCGCGCCGGCTGCGTCCGGCGGCTGGTCCGTGAAAAGGCTCGACTGATGCCGCGGTTTGAAGTCACCGGACCGGACGGACACAAGTACCAGGTTGAAGGGCCGGAAGGCGCTACCGAGCAGGACGCGCTGGCGCAGGTGCAGAAGCAGGTGGCCGCGCCTCCCGCCGAAGCGGCACCGGCCGGAGTAGACGACTACGGCCGCCCGATGGGCCCGGCCACTTTCAATGCCGGACCCGACATCTCGACCACCATCCGCAATGCGCTCGCGCCTGCCCCGAACACCACTTACGGCGACGTGGTTCCGCTCGCCAAGGACGATACGACAGGCGCGGTCCGGTTGGCGCTGCCCAACATGATACGCTCACCGCTCATTGGCCTAACCCAAGAGGGAGGCCAATCCACGATCAACCCGGAAACCGGCACGCTCGGCATCACCCCGGAGGCGCAGTCGGTTGCTCCGTTCTTTGCTTCGCCGCTGCGGATCGGCCCAATGGGCGCGGTTCCGCCCGGTCTGGCCGCTCGCGAGGCTCCCTTGTCGGGAGAGTTCCGCGCCAACCCGATGGCGCCAACCGCGGTAACGCGCGTTACCGAGGCGGGCAACCAGCCCGTGACGATTCCAGGCCCGACAGCGCCAACGCCATTCCAGCCGCCCGCCGCGGCTGGGCCTCCCGCGGTAACGCCGACCGGAATCCCGGCCACGCCGCCCCCGGCCGCTCCGGCGCCTGCCGGCATGAGGGCGGCTGGAGCGCAGGCAACTCCATCGTACCAGACGACGCTCACGGCCCAGGAGGCGGCAGAGTACGGCTCCACCGCTGACAAGCAATGGCTCTACAAGAGCCTGCCGCCCGGCGAGGTCGATGCAACGGAGTACGTCAAAGGCATCGTTCCCACCATGGCGCAGCGCGAGCAGTCGGTGATCGCCGCGCGTGAAACCAAAGCCGCGCGCAACCTTTCGCCGGCCGCCGATCAGGCGGAGCGGGAATTGCTCGATGAACACAACACGATCCGCAAGGACGCTTTCCAGTTAACCGCTGGTTCCGACGTTACGCAGGGCATCGCCGTGCGGGAGGCCAACAAGAATATCGACGACGCACTGACTGCGGCGTACAGCGCGGGCGGCAAGGTCGATGCGCAACCCATTGTTGAGGCCATCCAGGCCGAACTCGACGCGCCATCCGGGAAGCTGCCGCCGGTGCGGGCAGTAATGGCTACCGTCCAGAAGGCGCTACAAAAAGCCGACGAAAGCGGCCTGGAGAACGATCCGCGCCAGGTGCATGGGGTTCGTCGCGTGATAAACTTCCTGCAATCGAAACAGGGAATCGCGGAGAATCCCGCTTATGGTGCGCGCGACGTGCAGGCCGCGTTGATCCGGGTCAAGGAAGCCATCGATGCTGCGATCGAGCCGGCAGCGCCGGGCTTTCGTCAGGCGATAGCGGACTATGCCACGGCACAACGCGCGATCGAGGCGCAGGAGGCGTTGCAGAAGGCCGAGCCTAAGCTGATGGACGACAAGGGGCGCCTGCAATTCAGCCGGTTCCACAGGTTTATGAGCGATGTCATCAAGTCGCGCGATCCGAACGCGCCGCTAAACCCCTACCAGTCGCTGACCGAAGCGCAGATGAACCAGCTTAAATCCTTGCATGACGATCTGATGCGCGTAGCCAGTGCCGATGATCTGGCCAAGGCGCGTGGTTCGGACACCACGCCGAATCTCCTCGATGCGGTGAAACAGACCGTGCGGGGAGTTCCCGGCACCATTGCCGCCGGACTGGCGGGCCAGTTGTTCGGGGGACCGATCGGCGCCGTCACGGGCGCGGGCATAAAGTCCGGGGTCGAGGGGATATTTTCACGCCGCGCCGAAACTGCCGCCACCAGGAAGATGGAGGGGCTTCTACGGCCAGATCCCGCCAAGTACCCCACCAGGCAGAATCCTCTCCTTTCACCCTAGTAAATGCGGCGCTCGTAGACTTCACGGGCGAGATCAGCTCGGCGTTTGCTTTCGGCGGCGGCATGCGCGCGGTCAGCGGCAAAGCACAAATGTATCAATACGCTGATGATGACAGCTAGTACGATAGCCACAACCCCGCCTCCGCGTCACGCTTCCTTGGTCTGGGCCAGAACGACCGAATACGCCAGCCACCAGTTGCTCTGGCGCTCCAGCAGCGTGACATCGCCGCGGGCGCCCAGGCGGCGCATGTGGTCGGCCAGGCCCTTGTAATGCCGGGCGACATCGCGCGCCTGCTCCGCCGACATCAATGGCGGGGTTTCGTCCAGCATGAATGGCTCGTCGCTCACGTCCCGTTCTCCAATTCCCGCCACCATACGCCCATTTCGTTGCGAAAGCAAGATATATGACCGATCACACGCTTATCGCGCCGCAGGACATCACCATCGGCCCCGACGTGTATCACATCCTCGCCCCGGAGGTGCCGCCGACCCGCCCACCGCCGTCGCCGGCCTGGACCATGATGCCGCCCGCCGCCTCGATCGTGATGGACGACGGCTGCGTGGTGGCCGTGCTGGCCGGGGAGCTGCAGCTCGACGGCGCCCCGATGGGGAGCACGTCCTTCGTCGATCTGGTGGTCAAGGACGCCGCCGGGAAGATATGGCACCGCAGCACGGCGCCGGGCCTGCCGGCCGACTCCTGGTGGGGCTGGACCGGCGCCAGCTGGAGCTGGACCGGAGGCCCCGATCCGCGTCCGGTGACGCCGCCTGTGGTGACGCCGCCCGTGGTTACGCCGCCCGTCACCACCTCGCCCAAGGATCGCGCGCTGGCGTTCTTCGCTGGCATCCGGGGCAAAAGCTGGGTGCTCGCGCAACAGGTCCACGACTCGATGTTCGAGCGCGATATGGACGTGAGCGCGGGCCTTCACCCGGCGATGCTCACCGCTGATCTCTACATGGATTTCCAGCCCTACAGTAGCGCGTCGATCCCGGCGCTGCGGGCGCACGCCGCGGCGAACGGCCTGGTGGCGGTGTCGGCGATCGGCCTGCCCAATCCGGTCTCCGGCGGCAACGCGCTGGACCAGAGCGGCGTGAGCGCGGTCCAAATCACCACGCCGGGCACCGCGCAATATGCCGCGTTCGTGGCCCTCGCCGACCGGGTGGCGGCTGGCCTCAAGCCGTTGGACGATCTCGGCATCCCGGTGTTTCACCGCGCGCTGCACGAAGCCGACATGGCGGGCGGCTTTTGGTGGAGCGTCGGCGGCACGCCCGGCAGCGGCATGTTCACGACGGCGCAGTATGTCGCGCTCTACGGCATCTACGCGGCGCGGCTGCGCGCGGCGCTGAAGCACGTCATCATGTGCTGGTCCACGAACGGCAACCGGGTGGACCACTATCCGCCGACCTGCGACATCGTCGGCTTCGATGCCTATACCTCCGCCCCCGCAGGCTACGGCGCGCACTATGACGCGCTCGTGGCGAAGGCGCCGGGCAAGCCGATCTGGATGTGCGAATTCGGCAGCGGCTCTTGGCAGCACGGCGACCGCGCCTTCGACTGCCAGACGCTGATCGACGCGATCCGCAGCCGCATGCCGGCGATCTCGCTGGTCAATGCCTGGTCCGACGATCCCGGTCACACCGGATGGGCGTGGGGCAGCTACGCCAACACCAGCGTCCTGACCCGCGCGCCGGTGCTGGGCCTCGGGCAGACGCCACTCGGATGAGCGAGGTAAGCAACCCGTTCATCAACTCGATCATCCTCGCGGTCGTCGCCGCCGCGTTGAGCGCGTTATCGACCTGGGTGTTCGTGCTTCGCGCCAACGCCAAGGCAACCGCGCGACAGGTCAAGGAGGATGCCGCAAAGGAAGCCGAAAAGATCGCCATCGGGCATCAGAAACTAACCGATGAAGTCAACGTCCTCAAGGAAAAGCTGACGTTGGTAACGGCCCAGGTGGTGCCGTTCAACACGGCGTTTCAACAGATCCTCATCGCCCAGCTTACGCATGCTCACACTCCCGAGTTGGATGCTTTGATGGCGAAGATCGGCCCGCCGATCACGCTGACCGTCGATGAGGAAAAGCACCTGTACAAGCTGCTGATCGAGAGGCAGAAGGACCTCGGCCCGGAGATTTCCCAGGAGGAACGCGAGGCCGCGCTGATCCTGCCGTATGTGATGCGGCGCGCCCGTGCCGAACAGGAGCAGATCGACCTCGCGGAGAAGGCTGGCCTGCAGATGATCGGCGTGGTTGCGGTGGTTGGTGTCCCAGCGTCCGCGATCAACGCTGCCAAGGCGGCGGCGGGGCTTGATAAAGGCCATCCGGTGGACCTGCACACGGAGATGGAACCCACACGAATGAAACCGAAATAGGAGAGCCACAATGCATCGCCTGCTCCCAAGCATCGCCCTCGCCACGCTCGCCGCCTGCTCGTCCAATCCGTTCGCGCCCACGCCCGTCGCACCGGCGGCGGCGCCGGCGCCCACCGCGGCGCAGATCGAGACGCGCGCCGCCACGCGCGACTCAACGTCATCGCGCGAGCAGATCAAGGCGGTGCAGCTTCGGCTGGCACGCCTCGGCTACTACCCCGGCACCACAGACGGCGTCTGGGGCCCCGCAACCGAGAACGCGCTGAAGCGGTATCAGGAGAAGAACAGCCTGCCGGAGAGCGGCAAGATGGATCAGCCGACGATGGATAGCCTGGCGCCATAGGAGTACGCAGATGCTCTCGATCATCCTGCTGGTCTTTGCCTTTGTGCTGGCGTGCCTTGCGGCATTTCCCGGCATCCGGTTCGACCCATATCGGATGCACCTCGGTTGGGCCGCCATAGCGTTTTGGATTGCGTCGGAATTGTTCGGCCGCGCCGGACCGGCATTTGGGGTTCACTGATATGCCACTGCTGCTCATCGTCATCGTGCTGGTGCTTTTGTTTGGCGGCCTCGGAGGTGGCTATTATGGCCACAGCGCCGGCTACTACGGCAGCGGCGGATTTGGGATTATCGGCCTCGTTGTGATCGTGCTTGTCGTCCTGGTGCTGTTCGGCGGCCTGCGAGGCGGCGGATTGTGAGGTGATGACATGCACCTGCATTTTCCAGCGCGCGGTCTGCATCTGTGGCAATCCGCCGCCCGCAGTCCCCAGCAAGGGGAATTGTCATGTCGATGAGCGACTTCGCTCCATTGATCCAGGCGGTAATTGCGCTTCTCGCGGCGGTGATGACTGGACTGATTGGTATATACGTGCCCCGAGCCATCGCCGCGTTCGAGGCACGAACCGGGATTGCGCTTACTCAACAGCAGCGTGAGGCGGTGCGCGGCGCGGCGCTGACGCAGGCGGGCATCATCGAGACGCAGCTACAGCAGAACATCTTGCGGCTCTCTCAGGTGCGGGCGGACAGCCCCGAGATGCTGGCCGCGGCCAAGCAGGCGCTGGCACGTGTGCCGCAGGCGGCGGCTGCGGTGGGCACGACGCCGGCCGCGATGAGCGCGATCATTGTCGGCGCCGCCGACACCAGCAAAAAAGGATCGATGGCATGACCCCACGCATCGGCACGATCGCCGGCCTGTGCCTGTGCGGCGCGCTTGCCGCGTGGGCGATGTCGGGATGCACGCCGGCTGGCGCTCCCACGGACAAGACGCAGCGCATCATCGACGTGCTGTGCCGCGGCGACGCGGTGGCGCAGCCGGTCATTGTGCCCGTGGTCGCGACGGTATCGCCGATCGCGGGGACGGCGGACGAACTGCTGGTGCATCCTGCCGTGGTCAGGGCCTGCGCGAAGTATGCGAGCCGGCCGGCCGAGATCGTGCCGGCGGTGCCGCCTGACGCTGTGGTTGCCGCGCCGGTGCTGGTCCCGGTCGCGCCGTGACGCCGCTTGCCGCCGACTTTTTACCGGGTCTACCACAGGGCTTCAACGCATCTTCGGCGTCTGGAATGCCCTTTCAACGGACCACCCAAGCCGGAGGCGAGCTTCCACTGTGTTATAAGGAAGACCATATAGGTCGCATCCCTCTCGGATCGTCATCTCTTTACCGTTCACCGCATACCGTTTCGTCCGTCGAGTGTTGTTGCTTTGTGCAACCCGTGATCTCCATTCGCAGTTCTCGGGGCAGTAGTTCCCGTTGTTATCAATTCGGTCTAGCGTCAGTCCTGGCGGCCTGGGTCCCATATCGCGGAAGAACGCCTCAAAACTCTCTGCCCATTCCTGGCATACTTTGATGCCACGGAGCCCGTATCTATCGAACGCCTGGGCCTGCGGATTTAGGCATCTCGCTTTCATAGCCTGCCAAATACCGTATTCCGTGTGATATCCTCCCGAGGTAAACCCATGTGTAACCGATCTCCGTATCCTAAGTTCTCTGGCAAGACACCCACAACTCATTGTAAGCCCTCGCCTTAGATTGTTTTGTATTATTATCCGTTGGTTACCGCAGTCACATTGGCAAAGCCAGTGTGTGTGCTTGCCGGCGCGGTGATGGAGTGAAATCGCGACAAGACGCCCGTATCTTTGGCCTGTAATATCGAGAGGAACTGGCATGATCGCCACTCCAGTAGAGGCATTCGCGGCGTGGAACGCCTTCCTTGGACCTGTTGAGGGGGTGCTAAGTCTTAACCCTAAGGATAGCGGAAACTGGTCGGATGGTAAACTAGTAGGAACGAAATTTGGCATTGCAGCTTCGTCTCATCCTGGCCTCGACATCGCGCACCTTACCCTTGCTCAAGCCATCCAGATCAGGAAGACCGAGTACTGGGACGCGATTCACGGTGACACCATGCATCCGTCCATCGCGTTCGTGTTGGCAGAGGCAGCGTATGGAAGTGGGCCGGTTACAGCCCGGCGGCAGATGCAATCGGCGCTCGGCGTGAAGCCAGATGGCGTGTTCGGGGCACTCACCTTCGCGGCGATAACCCAGGCGGTCACGGCGAAGTCTCGGGTGGGTCTGGCGTCCGGCCTGGACGATTTGCTCACTGAGTTCTCGGCGGTTCGGCTGCTTTTTGAGGCGTCGCTCGGTACGAAATGGCTCGACTTCGAGGGCGGCTGGACGCGGCGCTTGTTCCGCGGGCTTCTGGTGGCGCGCTCACTGGCCAACGGATCGACTGCAATAGCCCTGCCTCCCGTCATCAACATACCCGTCACCGTGCTGCCTAGCGTTCCTTCTCCACCGTTCGGTCCCATCACCGATGACGCGGACACATCGGCTGACGTGCTCAATGCTGCGGAACTGGCTAGGATCAGGGCGGAAGCGTGACGCCGCTGCCGGTTGCCGCTGTACCGATGATCGCCCCGGCGGTGCTGGGCGTGGGACGGTGGCTGGTCACGGTGGAGCCGGCCTAGGCAGCCTCCGGCGGCTCGGTCACCGCCGCTAGCGGACAACCCAATCGCTCGCGCATCAACGTATGATGCTCGGGCGGCACGTTCTCCCTGATCCAGTCGCAGGATGCACAACGCTTGCCCGGCGCTGCCACGCCATAGAAACCGAACGCGATGATATGCAGACCGCAGTCTGGGCAGTCGTATTCGATCTCGTCCATCACGCGGCCTCCGGCGGCTCGGTCACCGCCGAGAACTGGTGCGCATTCATCTGCGGCGCGTCGGCCGATACGGGCGCTTCCTTCAGTCGCCGCCGTATCCGGGTCCGACCGTCTCCCAGTGACGCTATCAAACCATCGACCTCTGCCAACCGAGCACGGGCGTCGGTTATGCGATCTTCCAGTTCCCGTTTGCGCTCGCGAAGATGTTGCAGAACGGGATCTTCGATGCTGTCGCTCATGTCAGTGACATCCTCCCATGTGCTTGCTGTAGGTCTCAACGGCGATGGCGAAGAACATCGCGCAGACCATGATGGTGATGGGCCAGCGCCATTCGTGCCAGTTCATGCTGCGTCGCGCACGCGCACATACGCGATGCGTGCGTGCTCCGGGCAGTATGGCCGGTCCAGCGTGGTGACGTTAGCGCAACAGAACCGGAAGCTACTGGTTCCCGGATTGCCGAGCGGCCAGCAGCACTCCCGCACCGTCCGTGGCACGTAAGGGGCCGGCAGCGGCCCTGGCATTGCCGGCAGCACCACGGGGCGGGCGAGCGATGGCAGGCCGCCGTCACCGACCGGACGCGGCAGATGGTGGCCCCCCGGCGGCGGCAGCCTGCCGGCATCGGCGCGGCGCTTGCGCTCCGCCCGCAACCCGGACTGCGGGCCACCGTGCCGGATCGGCGACGGGCGCGGCAGGAGTTTCAGCCGGTGGACCTTGCCGACAACGGAGTTTTTCGACACACCTAGCGCGATGGCAATGAGGCGTGCAGAGTGCCCGGCGGCCCACGCCGCGCGCAGATACTTGGTGCGCTCCAGCGGCCACTCCGGCGAGCCGGCGGCGTAGGTGCGGCGGCTCCTGGCGGCGGGCACTAGCCTGCGAGCACCTTGTCGGCGCCGCTGATCTCCACGTCGGCCAGCTCCGGCACGGTGGCGTCAGGCGGGGCGGCTGGCGTTATCGCCACCAGCAACTCGGTGATGATCGCGTTGAGTTCCGCGAGCGGCTGGTCCTTCAGGTACGCCTTCATCCGCAGCACCTCCTCGCCACACACCAGCTGGTTGACGGCTTCGGCCGGGTTTGGCTCCCGCAATGCGTCCTGTCCGCTGAGCCGCAGCGTGGCCAGGAACTCGCCCACGGTGCGCTTGCGAGCGCCGTTGCCGTTGGGTGCCGGCTCGGTGACGCGCGCGCCTCGCGGCATCGCCGTGGCCGCGGCGCGGATAGGCGGTTCAGCGTCGATTGTCTCACCCGCGAAGGTGTCGCGGCCCTCCATCTCTTCGGCCGTGTAGCCTGCTGAGAACTCGGGGAACGCCATGCGCAACGCCTGGCTCTCAGCGCACTTGGCGAGTTGCCCGTAAGCACGCTTCTTCCACATCTTGTTCGGCGCGTCGGTGTTTCGTCCCGCCGTCGCGTAGTTCTCCAGCCAACGCTCATTCGCCACGAATTCGCGGGCCTGCCCCTGCACGATACGTTTGACGGTGACGCGGCACCACGCGGGGAAGATGACCGTTTCATCGCCCCAGACCTTCGTCACGTCGGGGCCGAACTCAGGTTCGCTCTTGCCGCCATACTCGCCGCTGCGTGCTGCCTTGATACGATAGTCAGCAATGCCCGGCATGAGGACATCGCGCATTTCCCATCGGTCGGGATTGGAGGATGTCTTGATGCTTGTCGGCACAATATGCACTGGCTTTAGGAACGGGTCCATGCCGTTCGCCCTGCAATACGCCAGCACTAGTTGGATGCTTTCCGGCTTGGCGCCGGGGTACAGGGAATTGCCGAGGATGCGGATAACATCCTGCTCGTTCTCTGTGCCGACGACGGTCAACTCACTCATAGCTATTTACTCCTAACCGTGATCCCTCTTTCGGGATTTGATCGTCGAGTGCGTGCCATTGCACCTTTCCGCCCGCGTCGAGGAAATCGCGCAGCATCGCCTCGGCTTTCTTCGCTGGCCTGCCCTGGATAATATCATAGTCCCGTGCCGCAAGCGCCGGATGCCGCCCCTCGGCGTGGGCGATCATCATAAGGGCCACGGCCTGGTCGGTGGTCTTGATGCCGAACAGCCCGGACTTCGCAATAGACGCGGCCAGCCTCTCGATGTCGTCGTAGGCCAGCGGCATTGAGCGTTCGGTTTTGACGAGGGCGTTCATAGCGTTCTCCAACTAGCGGGTTCGGACGGTTAGCCCCACGCCACCGTTCGACAGTGACGCGCCTTCAATTTGCTCGCCGGCTTTCAATGCCGTGGCGAGCGCGGCTTTGTCCGGTTCTCGTTTCACACGAAACCATTGGTCCCCGAGCCGCGCCTCGTCCACCATCACCTTCGGCGCCCGGTTGGCGACGGAGGCAGTCCACGCGGCAGTCTCCAGCCGTCGCATGTTGATCGCTTCCAGGGCTTGGAGCGCCACGGTGCGGTAAGCATCCCGGCGCCGCTCGAACCGGGTCTGCCGCTCGGCAATGTCGGCCTTGCGTGCCTTGGCGGCGTCGGCCAGTGCATCGGACTCTACTGACGCTTCGATAAGGCGTTCGATCACCGCGAGGCTATCGCCGCCCTCGCCCTGCATCATGTCGTGAAACAGAGCGTCGTCCGTTTCCATATCAGGGCAGATGGCAAGTAGTTGCTCGCGTATCTGCGACAGTTCCACGACCGCGTTCATCACCGCGTAGGAACTCGGCGGGGTGCTCATTGCTGCGCGTCCAGAATGGTCTCAATGTATGGTCGGATGCGTGCCGCGTTGTTCTGTATCGAGTTGTGCAGGCGCAGCAGTTTCCCCTGCGCGTCGAGCGGTGTCGCGGCGTTCTTCACGTCGTCAGACATCTGGACGATCACGCTTAGAATCTCCACGACATGGAGGGCGGATTTCGCCAGCGACGGCGGCGGGCGGGCGGTGGTGCTCATGGGGCCGGTTCCCTGGCGGTGGCGATGAACGGTCGCGTTTCGAGCGCGGCAACGGCGTGCGCGTGCTTCAGCAGCTCGCGCTCCAGCGCGACGGCGAACTCAGGCTCGATGGCGCAGTGATGCAGCGCATACGCTGACAGGCGCGCAGCGAGTTGGAACAAAGCGTCGCTGGTCATGCGGCTTCCCTCCGTTGCTGGGCTACGGCTACGGCACGTTGAAACGCGGCGCGCTCCGGCCGCTCGATCAGGGTGCGCCACTCCCCGAGCATTGCCAGCGCGTTGCGGCGGGTGCGGTGCCTGTGCTGCGGCGCGGCCGCGCGGTAGTCCGCGATGGCAGTGAGGAGATCCGCGAGGCGCTGCTGCCTGGTCACGTCCCGCGCTCCGCCGCGGCGGCGGCGCCTACCGCTGCACCCGGCGCAGCAACGGCCGCAGCTCGGCGGCCAGCAGCGCCTCCAGCTCGTCCCGCACGCCACGCGGCAACCGCGGCATCGCCAACACGCGCTCCAGCACGACCTCCAGCCGCGTCAGCGTGTCGGTCACCTCGCGCCAGGTCGGCGGCCTCGGTCGCGTAGGCATGATGGCGCCCTCCCGGCGATTTCTTACGATTTGTCAGACGCGCGCCGGGTGCAAACGGTGCCAACGGATTACGGGCGTGATGTACGATAGTGTCGGAGCTTACTCGCTGGTAAATAACAACTTTATGACGAGAATCTTCGTCTGAATGCGTAACATTGGTTGCGGAAATTGTGGCGGATATTAGTCTGCGCGGGCCGCGAGGGACGGCGACTACCTCCGCCTCAGTTGCGACCGCCGACCGCCGAGAACGGGCCGACGCCGACCATTCGGCAACGATAGGGGAGAGGACGCAGTGACGATCCGGCACGATGGCCTCCGCTTCGACAGCGGGGCCGATGTTGGCCTATCCGACATTAAAAGGCAATGGCCTACGTCTGCCTACCAAACATTTTTGTTGGCAGGTACGCCATGAGCGCGAAAATTGATGATCTAGGCGGCCGTGTGGTTTCGCTCCGGGATAGACAGAAGCCGACACATCAGCGTCCGCTGTTCGTCCGTCATCCCACGCCAAAATTCGACCCAGGCCAATTCGTTGGGGTCATCAATGATCTGGCGCGGGCTTGGCGCTCCTGGGCCGGGCATCCCATGACGCATCTCATCGATCGTAATATGGAAGAAATCCGCAAGGGCGGCTAAGGTCTCCCGACCCGGCATGTAGTTGCCGCGCTCGATGCCGGCGATGGTCGAGCGGGCCACACCGATCTCGGTGGCCAACTCGATCTGCGTGAGCTGCTTCCGCTTGCGCAGAACCTTGATGAGGCGCCCGAAACTCGCGGCATGATTCGCCATGTCGGGCAACATGGCTGGCATTTCCAGACTGGGTGCCGGATCAGCAAACATCTTCCCTTCCGTGTCGCTGGTTCGCCGTTGACTAACTTGTTGGTAGGTCCGACAATACCCGCCATGCGGGTTCAGGACCTGATCGATAAGGCTGGGGGCGTCGGCAAGCTCGCTGCGCTGTGCAAGGTCAGTCATTCGACTGTCTGCGATTGGAACCGCGCGAACGCCCTGCCGGGACATAGATTGCCGCGTATCAGCGCCGCGCTGGGCATTGAACCTGCGCTACTTATTCCCCTGGTGAATGAGCCGAAATCGAAGATGCTCGCCTGTGAGGCGGCATGACGGCTGTGTGCGCGAGCGTACGCTGGTGCTATGGTGGGCGTGGCCATCGCGGTGTCACCCTCGCCGTATGGTGCCTCAGCGGCGCACCGGCGTTCGTAGCGCCGGGCGTCGCGCTGCGTACTGAACCATACCCCATCGCAAATCGCAACCATGTCGCGGAGTCGGTCGCGGACGCGGGGCTGGTGCGGCTGGGTGCGTATGCGCCGTCGCTGCCGGCGGGTGCGCCATGAGCCGGGTCGAGGTCATCGGCGGGGCCGAGCTTTGGCTTGGCGATGCGCGTGAGATTGTGCCGACGCTGGCGCCGGTGGACAGCCTGATCACCGATCCGCCTTATGGGATCGATTTCGGCGGGAAGAGCACGAAACACACGACGCGCCGGCATGACGGCTACATCGGCGGGGATACCGCTGAAGGCCCGGCGGTTGTGGCATTGGCCCTTGCCATCGCAGTAAGGGGTGCTGTGTTCCCCGGCATTCGTCAGATGTTCCGATACCCCGAACCTGACGACATTGGCGGCATTTTCTGCCCTGCCGGCGCTGGCGTCGGTCGATGGGGATGGGTGGGTTATCATCCGGTGCTGTTCTACGGGACACGGCCGGGAAGCGGTCTATATCCGACGTGCATCACATCGTTTGCGACCGCCGAGCCAAGCGAACATCCGTGCCCGAAACCTGAAAAGTGGATGCGGTGGTTAATCTCGCTGGCATCACTGCCGGGCGAGACGGTCCTCGATCCTTTCATGGGAGCAGGAACAACGCTCGTCGAGTGCATCAGGGCTGGCCGTTGCGGCGTCGGGATCGAGATCGAGCCGAAGTACTACGAAATTGCGCTGCGTCGGATCGAGGCTGCGTCGCGTCAGGCGGACCTGTTCCATGCGCCTGCCCCCGCCCCGCGCGCCGCGCCCGCCGACCTGTTTGCCGTGGAGGCCATCGCAACGCAAGGAGACTGATCGTGCCGCCAGCGCCAACGCCGGCGGCCGGTATCGTGGCCGCACCATCCCGCACCGTCCTATGGGAATGCGCCATGCTGATGTACCGCGAGTATGGCGCGGCGGCATATCAGGCGTTCGTCGTGACGAACCCGCGTGGCCGGATCAGGATCATCGAGCGCGCGATCACGCGCGGCTGGGGCGCGGCATGAGTGCCGCCGTTCCCTGCGCCTGCTGTGAGGCGCCCGGCGCGCTGTTCGACGTGGGCGGCCGGCGGTTCTGCGGGAAATGCGCGGCTGAGCCTGTGCTGGTGGCTGCGTTCAGCGAGGGCGTCCTGCGCGCTGCGGGGCAGGAGGTGGTGCTGGCGCCGCGAGTGCCGGTGAGCGTGGTGCCGTGACCGCGGTGCAACTCCCGCTGTTCCCTCCGTCTGCGCTGCCGGAGGTGGCGACGCCGGTGGGCGAAGGGTCGCCGGAGTGGCGCGACGCGATGCTGCTGCGTCTGGTCGAGGGCGTGCGGTTCGATCCCGAGCGGCTGGCGCGGGCTTCGGTGGGCCATCCCGACATGCGGGATTTCCTCGATCATTGCCTCTGGCAACTGGGAGGGCGGTCGCAGTGACCAAGCGCCCGTTCCGGCTGATGCCAGTGATCACGAAAGAATGCCCTGCTTGCGGTCGGGCTTTCTTGGTAAGCGCCAAGCATCCCAACCAGCAGTCGTGCAGCCGAGAGTGCGTTTATGTCTCGCGTCCAAAGCGTGAGCGGTACGTGTGGACTGAAGCCATGGATTCGGTTGTTCGGAATGGGTACAAGCGTGGTGATGATGCTCGGGTGATCGCAGCGCGGTTGGGGATAACGCTATTTTCCGTATCAAATCAGGCTAGGCTTCTTGGTCTGACGCACCGCCGATACTCGCGCACTCTCGAACAGAGGTTTTGGGATTATGTATCCTGCGAGCCAAACAGCGGATGTTGGCTGTGGGAAGGGTCAAGAGATCGCAAGGGCTATGGCCAGCTTCGAATTTCGCACAGCGGCCCTCGTTCTCTGCGTTATGCGACTCACATTTCACTGGAATTGGACGGCCGACCGGTGCCGGCAGGAATGTTGGCTTGTCACACGTGCGATATTCCGTCTTGTGTCAATCCGGATCATCTATTCATCGGGACGCCGCTACAAAACACTGCCGATATGATTGCCAAAGGGCGCGAGAGGTTTGCGCCATGACCAAGCCATTCAGGTTAACGCCCTACGTCGTGCCCGAGGACGATCTGCACCAGGCGGTGCGGGATGCGTTCGCGGTGCTGCTGCCGCGGGATGCGATCTGCACGACCTGGGAACTGCGCAACGCGGCATCGGCCGCGGAGGGCGCGCGGCGCAAGCGGCTCGGAGCGTTGGCGGGCTGGCCTGACATGGGAGTCTTCCATGCTGGCCGTGTCGTGCTGCTTGAACTGAAGCGGGAGCGTGGCGGCGTGCTGTCGCCGGCGCAGAAGCTGCTGCATCCGAGGCTGGCCGATGCCGGGTTCCCGGTTGCAGTCTGCCACACGGTTGTCGAGGCGCTGAACGCGGTCGGCGACGCCGGTGTTCCGCTGAAAGGTCGGGTGGCGGCATGACGGCGCGTCCTCGCGACGACCGCGGCGTGTCGGCGCGGTGCATCATATGGGCGGCGGTGATCTCGCTGCCGTGGTGGATCGCGCTCGGTGCCGGGATCTGGATGGTGGTGCGGTGACGGCGCTGGGCGGCACGCGGCCTCCGGCGCTCACGGATGGCCAGAAGCGCGAGGTGGTGCGGCAAAAGACTGCTCACGTCGCCTACAAGGTGATCGCGCGCACGGTCGGCTGCACCATCGCGCAGGCCATCCGTTGCTGGGCGTGCTCCAAGCCGGCGCAGGCGGCCAGGCGGCGGCGGATCGAACGGAACTCGAAGCAGCGGACCCGCGGGGCGGCGCGGCGGCTGGCGCAGCGGCAAGCCGAAGCGCAGGCGGAATTGGCGTCACAGATCGAGGCGGCGAAGCGCGAGGCGGCGAGCGGCAAAGTCCCGCTGTATCGGGGGGGCTGGCCATGCTGATTGCGCGGCGGGTGTGCGATGCGGCGCGGGGTGGGGCGTGATGGCGGCGCGGTCATGAGTCCATTGGCGCAGATGATCGTAAACCAAGACCTTGCGCTCGGGGTGGGGCAGAAAGTTTCAACGCCTGAGTTGCAGACCAGCGACTGTCATTGCTTCGAGACATCCGAGGTAATGGACCTGATCGGCGACCTGGTGGGAAACTACAACTGGCGAGGACGTGACGATCCCCACATATTCCTGCCGTCCCCCTACACCTGGATCGAAAACAAGACGAAGAACGGTCGCAACGGCGCGCTGCTATATCGCAACCCGTATGGCCCGGTGCCGCTGAAAGGCGGCATGGGCAAGATGCCCGATCCGATCGTCGCGCGACTGTTCGCGTTCAATGCCGATGATACCGCCGTGCTGTTCTGCCAGAACATTATGTTCATCGGTATGAGCGACACCGGCGCTTTCACGGTCGGACAGCACGGCGAGCATGACGGAACGCGCTTTGATGATATGGAATTGCGGGTTCGTGGCAGGCTGCTGGCGGCGACGCTGGCGGTCATCAACACGCCGCGCATCATCGGGCGGCGCCAGCACATGCCGCATGCCGGGTTGCAAAAGCGAATTGCGGCGGCGAAACGTATGGTCGGCAGGTTCCCCTTGCGTTCGTGGACCGAAATCAAGCTGGAGGTTACGGCGCCGTCGATCGACGGCACCGAACACGAGGCGAGACTGAGCGGCGGCAAGGCGCTGCACTTCTGTCGCGCGCACCTGCGGATCAGGTTGGGGAAGCTGGAGCGGGTAAGTGCCCATTGGCGCGGTGATCCATCGCTCGGCATCAAGCGCAGCCGTTACGTCATGGTGCCGCCTCGGAAGCCACAGCCCATGGGCGAGACCGTGCAATGATGGCGTTGCCAATACGGGCGAATCAGCGGAAAATGAACAACCCCGCGCCGGCTGTCACCGAACGCGGGGCTGTAACTGAATGCGGTGGCCGGGGGGGCCACGCGAGAACCACAGGATTGGGTATCCGAGTTCTCGCCGAAACGCCCCTGGCTGTCAATGCCGGAGGTATGTCCGATGCGTGAGGCGGTAATTCCGACAATCCGAGAGGTGCAGGAGGCGGTAGCGGCACGCTGGGGCGTGACGGTGCTCGACCTAGTGTCGCAGCGCCGCACTCAGCCGGCGGTGCGGCTGCGCCAGATCGCCATGTGGTTATGCCGGCATACGACGCTGCACGGCTATCCGCCGATCGGGCGCGCGTTTGGCGACCGGGACCATACGACGGTCATGCACGCGATCAGGCGGGTGGACGAGATGCTGGAGCGTTCGCCGGAACTGGCGCTTGAACTGGCACAGTTGCGATACGCGTTGAACAGCGGGGAAAGCGTTGATTCCGTGGAAAAGCGGCGCGCGATGATGAGGCTGGTCGCATGAGCGGCCTACCTGAACCGCGCTGCCTCGTCTGCACCACGGAGAAATGCCGAAGGTCCTGGATCTACGTTGCGCGGGACTACACTGACGGTCTGACCAAGATCGGCAAGAGCGTGAACGTCAGCGCGCGTTTCATCCACTACCGAAAGCGAATGAAGCACGACGTTCGCCCGGTCGCACGGTTCCAGCCGACGTGTGATTTCCTGATAACCAAGCCCGAGTCTGCCGCTATCGCCCTGCTTCCGGTTAGCGCGTGGGTATGGGGTGACTGGTATCGGGTGCCTCCAAGCGTGGCCATCGAGGCCGTCACCACAATCCTGGAGGGCGCCCATTGAGCGACCTACCAAACCCTCTGACACCACCCGACTGCGATCTGCGAGGCGGGTTCGATTGGATGCCTCTGTGGGGCCATCGGATGTTCTCCAGCAGTTGGTACCGCGTTGCCCGCAAGGATGGGCGCGGTGGAATTGCGTCGCTGAAATTGTGGTGGTCGGCGATGCTTCAGCACCCGGCCGGAAGCCTGCCCAACGATGAGGAGGAACTGTGCATGCTCGCCGACTTCGGCGAGGACATGCGGGCATGGCGCAAGCACCGCGCCGTGGCGATGCACGGCTTCATCCTATGCTGCGACAACCGCTGGTATCACCCAATGGTAGCGGAGCAGGCGGTCGAGGCATACGGGCGCCGGCTGAAGGCTCAGGCGTCGAGACAGACTGATGCGGAACGGCTCCGGCGCTGGCGTGCGGCCAATGGTCATCCACCCACCAAACCGAACGGTCACCATCCTCCTGAAACGGAGGATGAAACGCGTTTCACAGAGGGTTCCGTCCACCGCTCCGAAACGGGGAGTGAAACGCACGACGAAACGCGTGCTGAAACCCCGGACGAAACGTCGCGCGCGACTACAGTACAAAACAAAACAAGACAGGTACCCCCCCGTAGCCCCCCCGTGAACGGGGGGGCCGCGCAACGCGTTTCTCGCCGGTCCAGGCCAGCCAAGAATGCTTTCCACGATCTGGGTCGGGAGTTTGACGCCGAGATGGCGCAGAGTGGCAGGACGATCGAGGGAACTGCCGAGGAAGTGGCGGATTTCCAAGCGTTTAGGCGCAGGTTGGCGGGAGGGGGTTATGGCTGATCAACTCGTTGTCCGGCGCTGGTTGATCGACCTCGGCAAGCTCTCCGCGGCCCGTTTGAGCCACGACGAGGCGGCCGATTTCATCGACACATCGACGCCGATCCTGGCGATGAGGTTCCCGAATGATGCGTTCAACGTCGTCTCTCTGGAGGCTGTCGCGAGCGAATGTAAGTACCTCCCCACATACGGTGAACTGGTGCCGCTGTTGAGCGCGTGGTGGCGGCAGAACCGTCCCCATCATCCCGCTTTGCCACCCCCGCCAATCCCTGCCAGAACTCCACCGACCGAGGACGAGATCGAGGCGGTTCACGCGCGGGTGGTCGAAACGGTTGCGCTGCTGCGGTCCAGCATCCAGCCGCTTGCCGACCGGCCATCGGGTCCTCGCTACCTATCCCGAGAGCAGCTTGCACGAGCTTACCGCGAGGCGGGCGTTGTGGCTCCGAACGTGCCATGACCGCGCTCGCCGCGATCCACGCCCAGCCGCGCCGATGAGCACTTACCTGGTGCGGTTCGCCGCCGTGGTCGAGCGTCTGGTCGAGGTGCCGAACGACCTCAACTGGACCGAGGCATATCAGTTCACCCGCGATCAACTCGGGTGGTATCAGGTCGCGCACGCGCCTGCCGCGAAACTTATCATCGACACCACCAAGGTCGTCGATTTCCAGCGCCAGCCGCGGCTGCCGTGAGCGCGGGCATGGATGACCGTGCTCGGACCATCGCAGCGGTCGTCATCGGCGTGGCCCTCGGCGCCGCTATCCTCGGCTTCGTGCTGGCCGCTTGGTGACCTGGGCGATCGCCATCGGCTGCTACCTGGCCAGACGCAGCGTAGGGGTCGGAAATCGGTCCTGCCGTGGCTGTTAGCCTGATGCGCCCCACCGGCACCGGATCACGCATCCCGCCCCGGCGCTTCGTCTGCACCACCTGCGGCCGCGTCCAGTTCATGGCCGTCACCCGCTTGCGGAACCGGCGCACCACGCTCTGCCGCACCTGCGCCAACCGTGCCTCCGGCGCCGCACGCCGCGGAGTCAGGGCGCGGTGGGTGGTCTGAACGGCAAAGGGGCCGGCCTCAGTCCGACGCCCGGAACCAACGCAATCCATCGCCTCCCGTATCACGCCGATACGACGCAACGACCCTGCCGTTCGGCCTGGTCACGGTGCAACGATCAGCCGTCGTGCCGTAACATGATAGGTCAGCACCGTTGACCCTTGACTTTAGGGACGATATGTGCCTATCGTGATAGCACAACGACAGCGCGGACAGCCCTCGTCGGTCCCCGCATGTCGTGCGGATGCCATCCATGACCCTCTGGTACTGCGCCTGGACCGAACCAGCCCGCGAGTGGCGCGCCTACCACGAACTCACTGCCGCCGGCTTCAAAACCTATCTCCCGCTCCATCTCCACCACTTCGACACCAAGCGTGATCACCGCAGCGGATACCGCATCGAGGTCATGTTCCCGCGCTATCTGTTCACCGCCCTCGATCTCGCCATCGACCAGTGGGGCGCCGTCGTGCGAACCCGAGGCGTCGCCGGACTGATCCGACACGCACTAGACCAACCAACCGCGTTGCCCCCCGGCGTCGTCGAGAACCTGATCGAGCGCACCAGCCCACGCGGCATCGTCGACGACCCAGGCGACAACGCCCCGCACAGCGCGCTACACGCCGTCCAGCCGCCGGAGTGGCGCAACATCACCAGCCTGGGCAGCTCGGCGCGTGTGAGGCTCCTATGCCGGCTATTCGGGCCCGATGCCGCACAGCGCATTGTCTCGGAAGATGAGACGGCGCACGCGGCGTGAGGCGTATCGCGGATTAAATATCGAGCTAGATCAATTATGGGACAACGCGGCGGCAAGCGTGAAGGTGCTGGACGGCCGCCAGGCGCGCTGAACAAGATGAACAGCGACATCAAGGGCATGATCCTTGAAGCGCTGAACATGGCCGGCGGCGCCGACTACCTGATGCAGCAGTCGAAAGCCAACCCCTCCGCGTTTATGGTGCTGGTCGGCAAGGTGCTGCCGCTGCAGCTCACCGGCGCCAACGGCGGACCCGTCGAACTGATCGTCACCGGCGTGCGTCGCGCGATCGAGATCGACGGCGAGGCCGCAGCGGTGGACATCGGCACCGGGGTGCAGCGCGCAATCGAGGCCGGCGACGGCGACGATTGATGGCGTGGGGCGACGCGTACTACACGCAGGACTGGTACAGGCTCCAGGATAGCGTGCTGGAGAATGCTAACGGGCGGTGTTCCGATTGCGGCTGGCCCGCTATCGTTGCGCATCACAAAACCTACGCGGACGGTATCCTATGCCATCCGAAACATTTGGTCGCTCTGTGTAAGGGGTGCCACGATGTTAGGCACGGCCGAAGCGTGATGCGGCGTGAGCCGTATGTGGATTTCATGGCGCGGCGTGGGTGGCGGCTGGTCGCAGAGCATGAGCGCTGGACGATGAAAGAACCAGGATATTGTTGGGTGAGGCGATAGCGTCCGCAAAGGCCGATTATCGGACGTAATAACGGCCACTTACCGCGCCTTTGCCGCCGCTGCCTTAATCCTCATTCGGTGTCCTGGTGGGGGCGCCGCATCCGATCCGCCGCTCGGGACTGCGGCGGGACATTCATCCCCAAACCTCCGCCGGGCGCGCTTGCAGGTGCGTCCGGCGCCTTTCGGAACACCGCATGCAACCGATTGCTGAGCAATCCATGACCTGGACCTGCGCCAAGTGCGGCAAGCGGCCATGGAGCCACGCCGAGCACTGCGCGTGCGGCGCGGCGCGACCGGAGCCGCCGCCGGCCGCCGAGCCGACCGACATCGCACTCGCCGAGGTGATGCCCGATGGCGGCTAAGCCCACCAGGCGCATCGATCTCGGCTATCACGCGCGCCCGCAGTTCGCGCCGTTCCACGCGCGCCGCCAACGCTGGGCGTGCATCGTCGCGCATCGGCGTGCCGGCAAGTCGGTGGCGTGCGTGATGGATTTGATCGACGCGGCATTGCGCTGCAAGCAGCCGGATGGCCGGTTCAGCTTCCTGAGCCCCACGTATACACAGGCCAAAGATACCGTCTGGCAATATTTGAAACGCTTCACCGCCGAGATCCCAGGCGTCGAGCAGCGCGAGAGCGACCTGATGGTGAACTTCCCCAACGGGGCGCGCGTGCGTTTGTACGGCGCGGAGAACTACGATCGGCTGCGCGGCACCTACAGCGACGGCATGATCCTCGACGAGTACGCCGACATCAGCCCGCGCGCATGGCCGGAGGTGCTTCGCCCCACGCTTGCCGATCGCAAGGGGTGGGCGGTGTTCATCGGCACGCCGCGCGGGCGCAATGACTTCTGGCGCGTGCATGAGTTCGCCGAACAGCATCCCGACGAGTGGTTCTCGCTGGTGCTGCGCGCCGACGAGACCGGGCTGCTGTCACCGGCCGAACTTGAGGACATGCGCACACAGACCACGCCCGAGCAGTTCGCCCAGGAGTTCCTGTGTTCATTCGATGCCGCGATCCTCGGCAGCTACTTCGGCCGTGAGCTGGCGGAGGCGGAGGAGGCGGGCCGCATCACCGATGTGCCATACGATCCGCTGCTGCCTGTCCACACTGCGTGGGATCTTGGCATCGGCGACAGCACGGCCATCTGGTTCTTCCAGGTCTCGCGCATGGAACTGCGGATCATCGACCACTACGAGGCGTCGGGCCACGGCTTGCCGCACTATGCCGCGGCGCTGGAGGCGCGGGGTTATACCTACGGCACCGACTACCTGCCGCATGACGGCGACGCGCGCCAGCTCGGCACCGGGCGCACCATCCGCGAGACGCTGGCCAGCCTGACCAACCGGCAGCCGCGCATCCTTGCGGCGCAGAACGTGATGGATCGCATCAACGCGGGCCGCGTGACGCTCGCCAGCGCCTGGTTCGACGGGGACAAGTGCCACGATGGCCTGGAGGCGTTGCGCGCCTACCGCGCCGACTACGACGAGAAGCGCAAGGCGTTCACCGACCGGCCGCGGCACGACTGGGCCTCACATACGGCCGATGCGTTCACCTACATGGCGCTGGCCTGGCGTGAGATGCAGCCGGCGAAGCCGCCGCCGCCGCCGCGCGATAGCTGGGCGCGGGCCTTCGAGCGGGCGAGTGCAGAGGATGTTATGGATTGGAGAATCGCTTGACCGACGAACAACCAGACTACACCACGATGAGCGGCGCGCAGTTCCGGCGTGCGGTCGGCGTTGACCCCGAGAAGTGGGCAATGGCGTTCACTCAGAGCAAGAGTGAAGGCATTACTGACGCGGCTATATTGGAACGGCGCATGCAGGAAGTCCTGCCCTGGTTCCGTGATGCGATGACGGCCGCCGCCGCCGCCGCGCCGAGCCAGATCGCCGAGATGATGGACGAATGAGCGGCGCCTGCCTTTAGTGCGCGTTGTGCTTTTGGATTACCTGCTCCGCCTCTGCGGCAGCCTGCTGAAACGTTAGCCCGCGCATTGCGGCGTCGGCGAACACGCGCGCCGTCCCCGGCACAAGCCTGGGGAATCGCGCCATCGCTTGCAATGCAAGTCGCAACACGAGCTCGTCGTACGCATCCATAGCGTGCCCGCTGGCTTTCATCATGGCGCGCATTGCAGTCTCAAGGGTTTCCAGATCATCCATGTCCGCAACCCTAAACCAAGTCCTGACGCCTGCCGAGCCCGACGCGCCGGACGCGGACGAGTATGCCGACGACCAGGACGCGCTGCACGTCAAACTGGTGCGCTGGTTCGAGGAGGCGGAGAGATCGTCCTACGACGCGCGCGCGCTGTCGGAGCGTGACCGCGCCTACTTCGACGGCGAGCAGTGGACCAGCGCCGAACGGGAGGCATTGCGGCTGCGCGGCCAGCCACCGATCACCATCAACAAGATCGCCGACAAGATTCAGTTATTGTGCGGATTGGAGCGCAAGGCGCGCACCGATCCGAAAGCGTTTCCCCGCACACCGACCGAGGAGGATCGCGCCGAGGCGGCAACCCAGGCGCTGCGGTATATCGACGACGACAACAACTATCCGGTTATCCGCTCGGCGGTGTTCGCCAACATGCTGATCGAGGGCGTGGGCGCGGTCGAGGTGGGGCTTGAGGATGACGGCAAGGGCGGCGCCGACATCACGCTCGCGCACGTCTCGTGGGAGCGGCTGTGGTGGGACCCGCACTCGCGCGCCATCGACTTCGCCGATGCACGGTATCGCGGTCTCGTGGTGTGGATGGATCGCGACCAGTGCGAGGAGATGTATCCCGACGCCGCGGCGGTGATCGGCGATGCGTTCAGCCCGACCGGCGGCAGCTACGACGATCGCCCGGCGCTCGCGGTGTGGAGCGACAACAGACGCGAGCGGGTGCGGGTGGCGCAGTGCCATTGGACCGAAAAGGGCGAATGGTGGAGCGCGCACTACACCAAGGCCGGCATTCTTAGCGAGCCGCAGCGATCCAAATTCAAGGATCGGCGCGGACAGTCGGCGTGCTCGCTGTTGATGCAGAGCGCGTATATCAACGCCGACAACTGGCGCTACGGCGCGGTGCGCAACTGGATTTCGCTGCAGGACGAGATCAACAAGCGGCGCAGCAAGGCGCTGCATCTGTTGAGCGTGCATCAGGTGGTGGCGGAGAAAGCCGCGGTCGATGATGTGGATCACGCGCGGCGCCAGGTGGCGCGGCCGGACGGCTATATCGAGGTCACGCCCGGCATGAAGTTTGAGATCCTGCCCGGCGGTGACCTGGCTACCGGGCAGTTTCAGTTGCTCCAGCACGCAACGTCCGAGATGCAGTTGTCCGGGCCGAACGCGGCGATGTCGGGCACCGATCCGCGGGAGTTGAGCGGACGTGCGATCCTGGCGCAGCAGGCCGGCGGCGCGGTGCAGAACGAGCCGCTGGCGGACAGCCTGCGTATGTTCAGCCGGCGCGTTTATGAAATGGCGTGGATGGCGGCGCGCGAGCACTGGCGGGCCGGCAAGTGGGTGCGGGTGACCGACCAATTGAATGATACCAGGTGGGTCGGGATCAACCGCGCGATTACGTTGCAGGACGAACTCGCCGAGATGCCGGAGGAGAAGCGCGCTGCGGTGATGCAGCGCATGATGCCGCCATTGCAGCCGGGCGACCCGCGCTTGCAACAGGTGATCCGGGTCGAGAACGACATCACCGACTTGGACGTGGATATCAGCATCGAGGAAGGCAGCAACCTGCCGACGATGGAAGCCGAGAACTTCCAGACCTTGGTGCAACTCGCCGGCATGCAGCCGGGGCTGATACCGGGCGACGTGCTGATTGCCGCGTCGTCGCTGCGCAACAAGGAGGACCTGCTGTCGCGCATGAAGCAACACATGGAGGCGCAGCAGGCCAAGGAGCAGCAGCAGGCGCCGTTGCAGCAGGCGCACGCGGTTGCCACGGTGCAGGCGCTGCAGGCCAAGGGCGCGGCCGATGCGGCGCTCGCCAAGGAACGCAATATCAGCGCCGTGCATGGGTTGCACGACATGCACGCCGAGTTCAGCGCACCGCCGTATGGGCAGCCGTATCAGGCCCCGCCGGATGCGCCGAGCGCGCCGGGCACGGTCGGGCCGGCCTCGATGGTGCCGCATGCATCGGGTGGGTTGGTGACGCGGACGCTGCGCGATCAGGCGGCCGACTGGAGTTCCCCGCTGCACCACGAGCAATACACGGGATTTGATTCCCACCTGCCGCCAAATCAGTTGGGCTACGATCCGGCCTTGGTCGAACCGAACGCCCGCGAATATCAGGGCGAAACCCGCGATAATTATTGGCGGGATGGAGCGACGCAGCCACCGCAGGGCGGATACAACTTCAATCCGCCGCACTACCTCGACAACCCAACAATATCGCACGCCGCTGGCGGCCCGATCACGCCGATGAGCGGCGGCGATCCGTCCGGCCCCGACGACGGCTACATCACCGCGAAGGCGGGCGAATACGTGCTGAACCGCGGCGCGGTGGCACGCTACGGCCAGCCGCTGCTCGATGCGATCAATGCCGGCGAGATCGATCCCAAGGTGATGCAGATGGCGGCGGCGCACGCGCTGGCCGATCTGCGCGCCAAGCACGCCAAGGCGGCGGTGGACGAGGCGAAGGCCGCGCACGAGCCGCACCGCGCGGTGAACACGATCGCGGCCACCCACCAAATCCATCAGAACATCATGGCGCCGCCGGAGCCGAAGGGAACCAACGCATGAAATGCAGTGCCTGCGGCGGCCCGCGCGAGGCCGGCAAGAAGTGCCCGAACTGCGGCGGGATGATCCGCAACCGTAGGACAGTAATACATGGCTGAAAACGAAATCGCCGCGTTCCTCAAGCGGGACGCGGAACCCGAGGCCGTGCCGGTCGAGGCGCCGCAAGCCAAGCCGGAGCCGGAGCCGAAGGCCGACATCGCCGCCAAGCCG